ATTTAAAATCAAAATCTTTTACTTTTCCGACTGTCATGATTTGCTCCTGCTTTTCGTTGAGGGTTTTGCTGATTGTTTGGCTTTATCGGCCTTGACAAACTCTTTGCCAACCTTTTGAGGCACACCGCCATAACCGCCTTTTGTGTGGGCAGCAGCTTGCATTAAACGCTGCTGAGCTGGTGATTTGCTTGGCATGATGTTTAAACCTTAAGCGCTAGCGTAGGTTTTTAAAGCTTCAATGGTGATTGTGTATCGGTCACCAGCGGTAGCGCCAACCGTGGTAAACAAAACGTCACCGGTTTTGCCTGCACCGGCATTGTTTGGGAAACCGCCAAATGTGCTGTAATCCATGAAATAGAACTGGTTTTCTGGGATTGTTTCGCAGATCAAGTCTGTAGTTGCATCCCAAAGAATGTCAATACCCATACCTGAGGTTTGCGCCCAAATTTTGTTGATCTTAACGCTATTACAAGCCAAACCAAAAGAATTTGGATTGAGTGTAGAGACGTCAATTTTCAAAACACCGGCTTCACCGGTACCGTCTGAAATGTTTGTAAACTTGCCAATGAACAAGCGTTCACCGTCAAGGATCGTTTGCGATGTTACTGCATCAGCCATAATTACTCCCTCGTCTCGGGTTGAATTGGTTCAGGTGCGTCTAATCGACCCACCAACATTTTATACGCCGCGATAGTGGCTTGGGCTTGAAGCACAAAGGTTTGCGCCTTCTGTGCTTCAGACTCAAGGTCACGAATCTCAGATTCCAAGAACTCCTTGGTTATCTGCATTATGCAAAAGTAGAGTAAGCGGGAACGTAGTACACAGTACCACCAATCATCACTTTGATTGCTTTGGCTACAGTAGTAACGCTGGTTGCTGTAGGAGCAATCGTAGCAGCAGGAGCGGTTTCAATGTTCATCAACAAAGGAACTTCACCTGTATTTGCTCCGCTGTCAGACACTCGAATGAACGAAGCTGTACCGGGCAAAGAAGCGTTAACAGAATAGTCTGTATCCAACTGGAGAACAGCCAAAGTGCCTCCTGGAGTAGCTACGGAGCCGCCTAAGGTTGCACGGATGGCGTTAGCTGCACCAGAAATTGTGCCGCCTGTATTGATTGAAGTGGAGATGTGAGCACCGTTGATTGTGCCGCCTGTAGCTGCATTAGCGCCTGTGACTCGGGTCAAAGCACGGAACGTTTCGCCTGAACCCGTAGAAGTAAAGGTTAATCGGTTGTACGACAGACGTGTATCGCCAGTAGTGGCAGATGTTGTAGCAAATGCAGCGTTAATGTTTTCCGCTGTAGTTACAGCAAGGGGAGAAGCTGAAGTGCCCGTATCAAAGCCGTTTAAAGATACGACTGGACCGGAGAATGTAGTTGTAGCCATTTTAAATTCCTCTCATGCGAGTTGGTGGGTATCTGTCTGCATGACGTCAGCTGGGAGCTGTCAGATACGCCGGAAAATCCCAGAAAAAACATAAAAGAAGGGGACCGAAGTCCCCCTCTTTATTAAACGCCTGCTGTACCGTAAACACCACGTGGGTCAGTCCAACCCACAGTGTAACGCTCAGTGGCCTTGTAGCGCATAGAGTCAGTCTCGAAGTCACCTTCCATAGACTTCTCCAAGCCGCGGCGCATCAACAACTTCAAGCCTTCTGGCGCATCGGTCTGCACCCACCATGCGGTAGATGAAGTGATACGTGACAAGTTGGCCTGACCTTCAGCCAGCAAGCCCATGGACTTAACTGGGTTGATGTCGTTATCGGCTGTGCCGGCACGAAGTGCACTCTTCAAGAGAACTTCAGCTTGGAACACGTTAGAAGGACCAGAAACGATCTTCTTAGGTGTCAAACGGATACGCTTACCGTTGTTGTCAACGGCGTTGCGGATCTGAATCAGCATCTGCTCAAGTGAGGTTTGTGACAAGTTAGCAGGTGTGCTCAGCTGGTTGCTGAACGTACCGTTAACGATTGGGTGTGCAGTGTTAGTCAACGACACACCGTCACCACCAACATAAGCACCGTTGAAAGCACGGTTCAGAATGTTAGCAGATAGGGTTTCTTTCGTCTCAATCAAAGACTGTGCCAAGTGTTTGGCATAGGTTTGACCGATACGGATGTGGTCGCCGTCTTCTACCAAGACCTTGGTCAAGCTGAATGCCAGACCGTAGACTTTGTAGAGGTAACGTTGCAAGAACAACACGCCGCCGGATTGGTAAGTAACAGCCATACCGTCAGGCAATTCAGGCGCTGCGCCAAAACCATAAAGAACAGGTTCTTCATGGTAGTTGCGAGGGATGCCTTTTTGCTCACGGAAGACCATCTTCCATTCGTCTGCGCGTTGGTCATAAACGCCATCAAACACTTCATTGAGGATTGGTTCAACTACGGATCTAAAGTCCGTACTACGCATTGGAGTAGCCATGATTTAGCTCCTTATTAAACCGAGTTCACAGCTGCTTTGTAGTGGTGTTCGTTGATACGAACAGACACAACTACATACGCGTCAGTGAGTGAGTCAGTGATTTCATACCCAAAACCAGTAATCTGGAATTGGCCCGAAGTGGCTTGAATCGCACCAATTTGCGTGGTGGACAAACCTGTTGATGTTGAGCCGCCTGGTGAGGCAACAACCCAATCACACTCTTCGCCAACAGCCGTTTGAACGGTTGTGCCAGCAGAAGGGTTTGTGTATTGAACATCAAACAGAGTTTCAGGGTCGTCATACACCCAAGCTGTAATCTCAGTGCCAGTCGCGCCAGAAGGCCAGAATGGAGAGATTGTTGGCTTGCCGCCGGCGTCAAGATACTGGCAACCTGCGAAGATGCCAAGCAAAGTGATACCGTCGGTTGTGCCTGAACGAGTACCGTCAGACGTGCCGAGTTGAATTACACCGTTATCGGTCAACTTAACGGGGTCACCGCTAAAAATGTTGGCCGCATAGGTGCTCGCAATAACGTAGGCTTTCGGACGCATCTGACCACTGTTGTGGTAAGACGCGCGGAAGCCAAATGGTGCGCTTGTCGAAGACATAGTTTGCTCCTAAATGGATTAAAAGGTTGCGTCAGGAAAGATCAAATTGAGCTTCCCGTTGTTGTCCTATTTCCATATTGCCATCTCCCATGGTCAGCTTCGACTTAGATGAACGCGCTTGCTGCTCAAGAAAATCTGCCGTATCGGTCAGTTTTTCTTCTTCACGTAAAGGTGCATCGTGATGCGCCTCCTTCATGTATTTCTCATAAAGAGAAATAGGCAGCTTAAAAGCCAACATCTCATTCACCCCGATAAGCCCTGCCCAATCACCCGATTGAAGGGTTGCATATTCCCAGCCAGGAACATCTTCTGGCTTAACTGGTTCATAGCCCAGTCGGATCCGCATTTGGATAGAGTCACGAGGGTTAGTCGTGGTCAGCCAGCAACAATGCCAGCCGGGAAGTTTTGGCAAGTCCGGTAAAGAGGACTGGAAAAACTGTTGACGGAACATTTCAACCCGCTCGTCTTCGGTCACCTCTCGGTTTTGTGTGACTGCACGATCTACCATCGCGCGACTCTCACGACCTGCTCCTGCGGATTTTTTCAAGCGTTCGTCTGTCATAATACTCGCTCCTTTCAGCGATTGAAACCAATTATAAATTGAAAATAAAAAAGTGTAAATTTATGCCTTATTGGCACGATCGTACTCAGAATACCGCTTGGCATACTTCATACGTAAAACAGGGTCATCCCATACGCCGGCATCAATCAGAGCTTGTTTACGTTCTGGGCTGAGATAGATTTCCTTGCGGGTTGATGCTGGTGCATGCTCACGGCCAGAACCTACGGCAGGGCCGCCACGAGGGGTTCTTTCTTCCTTGGCTTCACGTGTGGGTTGACGCTGGTTTTTAAACTTTTCAGGCAAACGCCTTGCAGTTCGTTTACGGAGTTCATCCCAATACTCTTCGGTCTGGGAATTGAATCCGTCTTTGGCCAAAGCTTGGTCAATGGCAATCACAACGGCAGAGTCTTCATCACGGCCTTGTGAGTCATACCATGGATTCTCAGCCATGAATTCCTTGGCGTAATGCATAGTCAGATCATCAATCTGCTGACCTTGTGCCTGAGGACGCTGCTGCGCTGCCTGCTGCTTAGCAAACTGAAGTTGCTGAGCTTTCTGCATTGCCTGGTCACGATAGCGCATGGCTTGTGCTACATCAGCACCATTGCCTGCTTCTACAGCTTTAGCAATAACTCGCTCTGCCATTTCAACTTCATTGGCAGCTGACGCAATTGCTTGGTCGTAACTGCCTAAGTCTACTTGGTGTGAGCGTTGCTCTTGAGCAGATACTCTGCGCTCAAGGTCATCATTGCGTTTACGTAAGAAGTCCAGTTCGAGTTTGTCGCGTTTGATTGCTTGGTCTCTACGGTCTTTGCGCTCAAGTTTCTCGAGTCTGCGTCGCTCTCGGATTGCTGCACGCTCAGGGTCATTGCCGTCATCACTGCCTTCATCTTCATCTCTAGCAGAAGATGCAGTGCGATCATCTTCATTGTCATCTTGATCATCGCCTTCTTCGGCTCGATCAGTCAAATCATTTTTATCTTCAACGATAACGATTTCCTCGCCACCGCCTTTTTCGTCGTCTTCTTTCATTACATCAGCCATAACTCATCTCCTTTCAGATGAATGCTCGGATTGCTAACGGGTCGCCAGTTACCTGCCCGATAATATCCAAGTCGTTAAAAATAACAAACATTGCAGAGTCGTTTGTACCGGGAATCTTTACTTCCCAGCGATCACCGCCGTACTTAGCCACGCGAACGTATTCGCCTGCTTTGCACCACTCACCTTCTGGCCATGTCGTCATCGAATCGCGATTCTTGAAAGCCAATGGACCTAAGGCAACTACTTTGCCAATTTGTGTGTTCCATTTTTCTGTTTCGTTAGAGCCATGAATATCAATGATGATACCTCCAGCAGATGTCTTTTTCGGTGTACGGATCTGAATCAGAACACGGCTTCCGAAAGGCTGAATGCCAGCATTTACTGCTGGAAAAGCCTCCGCCATTGCGTCCTCATAGGTCGTTGTCAAAGTTTTTCTCCTCGTCTAGAAGGGTCAATAGTACGTTGATTGCTGCCTCATAACCAGCAACCATTCCCACGCGATACCCGTACTCGAAAGTATCGCGAGTCTGTGGTCGCCTCAAAGCATCGACAGCAAATGATTGCTGCTCTACTTTCAAGCGATTCAGAAGTTGTAACTCTATATTCATGCAGGAGTCTTAGGCGTTGCAGGCGCAGCAGGTAGCTTTTGGCCATCTACTTTTTGACCTGCTGCCATACGCTTGTGCTGCTTTACAAAAGCATTGTCCATCGGTACTTGTTTGTTGTTAGGTGTGTCGCTCATGATTTTCTCCTTAAGGATTTGGGTTAATTCCGCTGCCGGTACTCACTGCAACTTTCTCGCCTGTTGCCATTTCGGCAGCAGCAAGAAGTTTTGCCGTGTCATTGTCAGCCGTGTTGATACGCTCACGGGTTTCTAGTTCAGCTGCAACACGCATGTCTTCAGCTTGTTGCTTGATCTGCTCTGCTTGCAAACGCTCAGACGCTTGTTGCTGCTGCGTTTGCAGCTTAGCCGCTTCAAGTTGTTGCTGCGACTGCATTTTCTGTTGCTCGATTTGCAACTTAGCTTGATCAACTTGCATGCGTTGCTGCATTGCTTGACCTTGCACTTGTGCATTGAGCTGAGCAACTTCCATAGTCTTATCAGGCGGCATTGGAGGTTGAGGCTTGAATTGTTGTGCTGCTTGATCAAGCTGTGCCAACTCTTGGGCAAAGCTGCCGAGCTGTTGCTCGATAAACTTTTGCACTTCCAAAATGATTTTGACCTGGTCTTCTGCTTCTTCAAGAATCAGTTCCTCTGCTTGTGCCTTGTCAACTGCATTGTGCGCTTCAACCAAGTAGTAGTTGAGCAAATGGTCACGCAAGTGCGTAGCCATCGGGTACAAATACGTCTTGGCAATTGCAGGGTTTGAACCAAACAGAGGTGACTTGAGAAATGGAATGTGCGTCATCAAATGCGCCATGTGATCTTGCGACGGAAGCACGTAAATCGGTCTGCTCATTGCAGCAGCAACGTTCTCTGACACAGGATCCATGTCTTCGCTGCCAGGCAAAGGCTGCAAAACTTCATTTGCAGGCACTTTCATGTTGCGAAGGAACATCTCCTCGACTTTACGCGCATCGTACATCTGCGGCATTGCTTGTGCACGCTGCATGATGGCTTGAGTTTGCGCAAAACGTTGAGTTTCACTAAAAATTGCAGGGTCGCTGACAGGAACAATGTCCATCGGGCCGTCAAAGTCCGAAGGATCAATCTCCAAACCTTGCGATTGCGCTTCAAGATCCTCGACTGTCAAGTAAGCACTGTTGATGCGGTGCAAAATCTTGAAGCAACGAGCCATTGAGCTGTGCAAACGGCTGTGAATTGAGCTGAATACCACCATGCCTTGCTCAATAAGAGCCATGGTCGTACCAACCGGTTGATTCGGGTTCTGATCAGACAGCTTTTCAAACGAAGTTTGCACAACGCCTTTGCCTGCATCGACCAAGAAGCCTAAAAGCTGGAACAACGTAGGGCTTGGGCCGTTGAATGGCAGCGGCATGGCTAGCTTGCGCACATCATCGATTAGTGCGCCGCCTTCCATTTCAACAACTTCAGTAGGCTGTACGTTCAGGGTCTGACCGCCAGGACCGCCTTTAAGCTTCAGTAGCGTAGGCACGTTCTGAATGTGAGCAGAATCTAGCAAAGCACGCAAAGCGCCTGTAGCTGCACCGCTCAAACCGCCAATCATATGTGTCAAACCGATTGGGTAAGCACCACGCCATGGCACAAATGGAAACTCTACGATCCAATCAAGCTCAAGTTGACGCTCATCATCAGGTTCCCAGTTACGGTACAAACCCAAGCCTAGGTCAGTTGACTTGTCAATGCTTAGGATGTATGGCTCAGGGCCATCACCAAAGTCAAGGTAAGTGTAGACTTCGTAGATAGTACGAAGACCATCTTCGTTGTAGCTCAGGTCTTTACGGCCTTCGATCTTGTCATTGGCTTGGGTTGACTTGCTAAACTCTGGATCATCAGGCACGCCCAAGTCAACATCGATGTACATGCCAGATTTGACTCGGCGCTGATACTCGAACTTGGTGATGTATTGAACGTGGGTCTTGCGCTCAGCTGTATAGAAGTTTGTTGCTGCAAATGGCAAATAAATGTCATCGATTGCAATGAACTCTGAGTTAGGGCGGCGATGCAGCGGGTTCCACATGAACTTCATGTATTGGCCACCGCCAAGCGGCAACTGTGTGCTGAGCTGTTCTAGTTCACCACGGAATTCGACCATCTGCTCAGTCGTTTGCCAATTCATGAACTCGGCTTTACGAGTTGCTTTCTGGATTTTGTTCTTGTCACGCTCACCGTAGATCTTGCTCTTGACAGGGCCGTTAGGTGGGAACACTTCTTTCATGAAGCGTGCAGAGAAATCTACACAGGCTTCAACCAGCATTGGATGCACAACCTTGTTTGCACCTGTAAACTGAGCACCGCCTGGCGCATCATCGCCTAAACCTGTACGACGCAGACCTTCTTCATACTGTTTGTCACGTTTCTCACGGGCTTCTTTGTCATTGCCAATCTTTTCGAGCAAGTCGCTGATAGCTGTTTTCAGCATATCTTGATCGACCTCGTCAACAATGTTGGCAAAGTGAGCTAACTTAGTTGCATGGTCTTCGCTGTTTGTTTCACGAAGAATTGCGCCGCCGTCCTCTGTGTCTTCAACTTCGTTGTCAACATCCTCGAGTTCAACGCTCTCGCCTTCAGGCAAATCGTCTTGTAGTCTTTTAGTTGCCATTCGTTACCTCACATAAATTGATTAGCTATTGCATCGATCTGGTCAGGATCATAGGCAGACACGCTGCCGCCTTCTGCAAAAGGAATTTGATACTGCACTTGGCCTGATGGCTTACCACGCTTAGGAACGTTTATGTTGGCGTTCAACTGACCAGGTCCCACTTTGCCAGACCATCCTGCGTTGTAACCTAGCACGTCACTGCCTTGAGGAGTTTTCACTCCTTGTATGCCAAGCATTGCACGACCTTCAGCTAATGGAATTGAACCATTGAGCATGCCGACAAAAACATCTTTTGCGTCAAGAGGCTTTTGCACCATTGCGTTAACATTTACATCGCCAAGATTGACGTTGTAGTTTGCTGCAAGAGACTTCATCAACTGGTCTTGTTGGCCTTGAGTCATGCGGTTCATGTCAAGGCCTGCACTAAAGTTACCGCCTGCAGTACGAGTACCAAGGCCTAAGCCTAAATTAGAAACAGAGTCTTCTCTGTTAGGTGCCATCTGTTTCATTGCGTGTTTGTAAAGACGCAATGCATCTGGGTTTTCGCTAAACTCAATATCAGGTGCAATTACTTCACCGCCTTCAGCATAACCGCGCGGTGCGTCAATGCTGTTCATAATCTCATCCACTTGAAAAGGATCGTAGGCTGACACGCTGCCACCTTCGGCATAAAGTTTAGTGCGACCTTTAATGTCTTTTGGTTCTAGCTGTCTTGCTTTGGTTATCATCGGCGGGTTCTTGCCTGTTCCCAAAGTGGAATGCCCATAACCATATCCAGAAAATGGATCTGCAAGTATCATTTCCAAATGAGGTTCTTTGCCTGTTTGAACTGCACGCTTTGAGCCGTAATATTCGCCAACTTTACGTTGAGGCGTAACGAATACCATGCCAGCATCAGTTCCTGCTTTGACTGCATCGTAGTCGCCTGTGTAGCCACGATAAAAACCTTGCAGCATCTTTTGTTCTTTGATTACGTCGGCTAATTCGTCTGCACCTTTGGCGGTACGACTAACTACTCGAGTCATACCTCCAACTATAGGTATCATCCCTAGGCTTGACAATGCCATGCCGAGCTTGTCGTCTTCACGCCTAGCACGTTCAAAGTCTCTAGCGCTTAGTGCTGTGCCTACGCCCGGAATAAAGCCTGCGGCAAGGTCAGCGGCAGTCTCACCTGTGGTCATATCTTTTGGTGAATCTAATGAAAGCATCTTCTTTAAAGACTTCAAGACACCTTCTTTTTCTTTGACCTCAACAGAACCGCCATCAGCCCATTTGACTTTGTTAGCCCAGTACGCAGCACTAGCTGGTCCTTTAGCAATATTGGCTGAATGCCGTGCCTTAAATGATGCACGCTTTGCCTTCATGCGGTCAGACTCACCTTCTTTAGGTTTGCCTGCAGTACTTGCACCTTGTTGACCAAAACGGATAATCTTCTCCTTGCCATCTACCTTAGTCTTCACAATGTGCGACTTGGTCGGGTGGCTTGGAGTGCGCCTAGGTTGGTTCAAAGGCAGACTATCTTTGTCAACAGGTTTTGTCATTTCTTCCTCGCTGCTCGCATGTTGTCTACGAGATTTGGATAAGGACGGCCTGCTTCTTTAGCCATTGCTTTAGCAGACGATTTGGCTTTAGATGAGAGAGGCTTGCTCTCGCCAAGACTTTTAGGGCGTGCTTTTTCCCAGACTGGTTTTTTAGGCTGCATATGGATTTATCCTCGGTTTTTGAGTGATGCGAGGCTCGTCAATATCTTTTGCTTGAGGGAGTTCAAACCATCCATCATTCTTGAGATAGATAATAGCCTGCGTAAACGTGTCAACATAGTCATCATGCTCCGCTACTGGGAATTTACCCAGTTGTTTTATGAATGCTGCTGCCCAACTAACGTGTTGGCCAGGGTTCTTGCCTGATTCAGGTATCCACAACAAACCTAGCTCCAAGGTCGGAGCCGCTTGGTGCGCACGCGATACTTTATCCGCTAATCCTGGATTATAGCCCACAGCAGGCACTTTAGCTAATCGTAAGTCTTGTAGCAAGGACTGGCCGCTGGCTTTGGCCTCGACAAGGATTCGGTCAGGCCGTCTGGCACGCGAGTGAGGTGAGTCTTTGGTCATGCCGCCGTATTCGGTTGTCCAATCTTTGATGGCTTTTGCACGCAAGTCAGGGTAGCTCAAGTGCTCATCCCATGCATCGATCAGCATGGCATTGCGTTCACCTTTGTGAGTAAATATGGCCCAGACCGTGCATGCCGTAGGGTCTCCGGTGGTTTTCTCGGTAAAGGCACAGTCATACGACTGCAAGATGTATTCGAATGGCGGCAGACCTGAGGTTGCAGGCCACATGTTAAAGCAATCGGTCTTGAGAATACCGCCTTGACTAGGAACAGGATCTTGCTGCAACTGACCTGCTGCGCCGTACGACCCGAGCAGCTGCTTCAAGTTGGTGATCTCTTTTTTGCCAAAACGTTCAGGGCAGATCAGTTCACCCTTGACTTTGCGTGGATCGTATGGCCCAAGCACGGTTTTTCTTTCTTTGCCATCCCATTCAGCCGGAATGCAGATGTGTTCCCAACCCTTGATGTCTTCAAGGATGTGGCCGCTGATGTCAAGTTCGTGCAGACGCTGCATCACGGTGACCATTGCATCGGTCTTTGGATTGTTCAGACGGGTTGACCACACCATGTCAAACCATTCAAGGTCTGAGTTGCGCATGACCTCAGACTGGGCAGCTTGCGCACCGTGAGGATCGTCAAGTATCAAACGGGATCCACCCTCACCAGTTGCCGTGCCGCCGACAGAGGTTGCCAGCCTATAACCGGTTTTGTCGTTCTCAAACCGCTGCTTGGCGTTTTGGTCACCAGACAGTTCAAACATATGCTTCCACCGGTCTTGATACCAGTTCGATTGCAGCAGACGCCGAGTCTTCAGGTTATCACGAGTACTGAGGTTGCCTGAATACGAAGCGCACAGAAACTTCTGCTGAGGGTTGACAATCCATTCCCATGCAGGCCACATGACCGAGACGATGGTTGACTTGGAATGCCGAGGCGGAATGTTGATCAGCAACCGTTTGATGTCACCAGAAGTAATGGCTTCAAGGTGTTCACAGATTGCTTCAATGTGCCAACTGCCGATAAATGGAATGCTTGGCTCAACAACATGCCAAGATTGTTTGACAAACTCGTATAGATTGCTTTCAGCTTTACGACGAAGCTGTTCCCTTGTAATCAGCTCACTCAGAGCTTTGTGATCCAAAGGTGCGTTCATTCTGTCTTTGCTGCTTTACCAAGCAAGGTTTGCATCTGTGCCAGCTCAGTATCGCTCAGACCTTTAAGGTCTACGACAGAGGTTTCGATTGCACCGCCGTTCGGCCCGCTGATCTCACTGCGTGCAAGCTTCGGAACATGATACTCGACCACGGATTGAAACAGGTTGAATGCCTTCTCAGGGTTTGGCCTGATCTCATAGACCATGTTGCCTTGACCGTCATAAACTTGGTTGCCGTCTTTGTCCAGCATGGGCTTGCCGTTTGCCACTAGATCAAGCCAACCGGCCAAACGGTGTGCATTGCCATCAACGAACTCGGCAATCGCTGCCTTTGCCGTCAGAGTAATTTTGTTCTGCGTGCCTGCAGCACGGCCTGAACCGGCAGGACGTGTAGAGCCAGGCTTGGCACCGCCGCCGTTGTTTGAGCCAGGCAAAGCACCTGCTTTTCGCTTCGGTGCGGGTGTTCGAAGTTCCATAATCAACCCTTTCGGTCAGATTGTCTATTTTGGATTGTATTGTATCCCTTATTGCGCACGTTTGTATCTATGTCTTGCTAGGAACCACCACAAAGCGCTTAAGCCAGTCAGGAGGTTGATCACCATAGACGTAGGCCAGCAACATGCTGTAGGCCTCATCTGCTCCCTCGCACACAAAAACCTCGTAGCCTTTTGCACGCAGCTTGTCGATCACGTCGTTCTGGTTGCTGCTCGTTCTGCCGCCAATCTTCTTCATCTCAATAAACAGACCGTGTTTCTTTTCACGTGGCTCTGCGAGAAACAGGTCAGGAGCTCCTGCCAAAACCCCTTCCCTTTTCATCTGCGCTGCTACGCGAATGTCTCTTTTACCACCGTTTGGGATGCTCATAAAAACCAGTTCAGGATGGAAGTTACGCACTCTGGCAACTAGCAAAGTTTGCTCACTGGACTCAGATTTTGTAGGCTTGTTTTTCATCGAGGATCGAGATCGAGTTCATAAAAATCCAACCGGCCACCGGCAGCATATATACTTTTTTGCAAATCTATATATGCATTCCGGCCATCTACTTTATATACATTTACTCTATCCTCTATCCTATCTAGTATAAAAGATAAGGAAATCAACAACTTAATCGAGATCGCGTTGAGGATCGAGTTGAGGATAGGATTAGGTTCTGTCATTCTAAAAGATCTTTTTCGTTAGTTTCGTCCAATTTTTGTCGAACAAGAACGTTGACTTCTTCTGCTTCCATTTTTGCCAGATCTTTTATCGCGATCTTCTTGAACCAGATTTGACACATGCTGCCTTTCCATTTCACAGACCTTTCAAGCTTCATGTAGCCTAGTTTCATGAGCATCTTGTTGAGTGCTTTGCCCTTAGGAACTTCCGCCTCTTCAACAAAGCTCATAGCCGTTGTGAGATGCTTGCTTGAGAAAATTTCTTTGCTAAAACCGTATCCACCCTCATCAAGCAGAGTCTTTATAGTCTGAAACTCATCAGATGTGTTTAGGCCAATCATCTGATTTTTAGCAAAAGATGTAGGTGCTTGGCCTTTAGGATTAAACCCTTCAACAGGCTCAAACTCAAGCAGCCACTTCCTAAGTCCAGGTGCATGGTTAGCAATAGACTCAAATAAACGGCTGAAGTAATTGCTATCAGCCACTTGCCTCAGTTCTTCCTGATCATTAAAAGGTGTGAACTGAACCCACCACCGACGGTCCGTATCCTCAAGAGGCAAAGCATCGTGATGGTTGGTAAAGGCAATGTAGTTGACCGTGTTTGGTGCTACGTACTCGTTGACGCCCTTTGGGTGAATGGTGACTTGGTCATTGGTAATGTATGGCTTGATGGTATTCAGAACGTCGTGGCGGTTGTGGCCAACCATACGAATCTCTTCTAAGACATTGACACATCTGCCTGCTGCCCAACTAGTAAAGCCGGTTCCCAATACGCTAGGAGAAACAATGCCTACGTTGGCCATGCCCATAACTCCCATCATCAGGTTGCCAAGCACTGACTTACCATCGCCCTCAATGCCTTTGATCAAAGGCGCCCAACGAATCTTAACGCCAGGATTCTGCACGCAGTAAGCCATCCATGAAGTCATGATCTCAGCAGCGCCAGGCTCAGTCAAGATCATTGCCAAATGACCACGCACAATCTCAATTGCCTCAAGGTCTCCTTTGCTGTATGCAGCAGGAATGTCAGGAGGGCTGTTTTTGTTGTATTCATTGACACAGGGAACTCCGTTCATCTCGAACAGGTCACCAACGGCAGGATAGTAAATGATCTTATCAGGCGTAGGAATGCCCCACAAATCAAGGGCCAAAGTAGCTGCAGAGTCATCACCGGTTAGCCGGTTGAACATAGCACCAAAGCCTGACTGCGTAACTTTCCTTTTGGTGACTATGTTAAAGAACCGGTCTTCATGTGTGACGTAAACCCAATCCGCTGCCCAGTCAGGCACCCCATCTCTGCCCTTTGGCTTAATCAGGTTCTTGGCATCTCCAATTGATACAGGAAACTTGAACTCCTTGAACTTGTCTTTGAGGATGTGGGCCAAAACACCACGGCTGATGTGGTCAATGCCAAGATCTTCCTTGATTGCATCAACTACCTTTGTTCTCAGGTCATTGATGTCTGTGCAATCCTTGATTTGTGCCTCATACTTTTCAAAGGTCCTTGTCTGCTCAGCCTTCTTGACTTCACCTGCCTTCTTGATGATTGAGGCCAAGGTGATGGCACCTCCTCCAGTGCCACGCTGCTCACTAAAAGAATCCCATTTGGTTTCAAGCTCTTGCCGGTTATAGGTCGATGTGCCTTGACTGGCCTCATCCCAGACTTCCATCCATTTAGGATCACCTGAGCCTTGATGATGCAGCGCCATGCCAAGCTGCAGCCAATCCTCATAGTTGTCAATGTCACCAAGGAAAGGGATCAACTCCTCATTGACCTTGTCAATGTCCCAGCCGGTCAATGGTGGCTTATAGGTTTCTAGGGCACTGACCTGATTGTTTGAGCCAAAATGCCTTTCAACAAACCAGCCAATATCCTGCACCGTGTCTGGCAGCTGACCATGACCATTGATCGTATGGCCTGTGACCGTAAAGTAACGGCCATCACGGTAGACCTCAATATTGCCCTTCTTGCCTGAGATGGCAAGATTAGATCTGGTAAATAGCTTGATGCCTTTACCTGAAGGGCTAATCTCTGCATAGCCATCGATGCGATCCAATACCTCAGCTGCATCCTGGTTCAGCTCACCATCGACCATGCAGTCATCCAGGTCAATGCCTTGGAAGTCATCTGATCCATCAATTGTTATGCCTATGCCATCAAACCCGCCCATCAGGTATGCATCCATTGCATCCTCATAGGTTGTCCATGTAGATGGTGCCGTGCTCTTTGCCATCTTGCCATCGGTCTGGTAAGGCACCTTTTTCCAAGCAATCTCACCATTAGGTTTGGTCTGCGGGACCATCTTCCACATAACCCACCGAGGTATGCTTTTCAGCTCTGCAGGTATCTTATTTGGTACAACCGTCAAGACTGTTGGTTTATTTTGCATTTGGCTCTCCCTTTTCGTACAGGAGGCCGGCTAAAGCCACGATGTTGTTGGCATCAATGTTTCTGAGCCTAAGCTCAATCAGCATAGTCTTGGAGACCAATAAAAGTTTGCGTGCATCTTCAACGGCTGTGCGCATTTCAGGTGTCATGGAGGCAAGTTCTTCTTGACGCAAAAAGAACAATGCATCGTCATCGTCAGTTTCGTAGTCAGGCATGTTATGGGGTTCCTAGAAAGTAGAAAGTGAAAAAAGAAGAGGAATGAAAATTCTAACACAAAAAATAATGTACAATACATCATGACCTCAAAAAAAGTTAAACCATTTAAAGCCGAGTGCCGCCAGGCCCTTGACCAGCTGCTTGCCCATTTCGGTACCAAAGCTGAAATGGCTCGTCAGGCAAAGATGAGCAGGAACACCGTTTCTTACTGGTTTACCCGCGGTCAGGTCGGCCGTGTGGCAGCCAAGAAGTTCGGTTCTATGAAGGCTCTGCCATTCACAAAAGAGCAACTCCGGCCAGACATAGCCAATTGGCTGCCTGTGGCTAAACGCAAATAATTTAAAAAAAACTAAAAAAGTTGTGTACGGCTCAAAAAGTGTTGTACAATTATCTCACGGCAATAACGCCGTCTCAATGTCGAAAAGGAAAATACCATGTCAAACATCATCGCTCAACTCACAGCCCGCATCGAAGAATACCGCGCTGAGAACAAAAACCCTTGCAAGAACTATGCCACTGAAGCTGCTGCTGAAAAAGCAACTGCTGCAGCTGCTGAAAAAGCAGGCAAGTACTTCGACAGCAACGGCAGAGCACCACGCTATGTTGTCTTCTTTATCCCTGCATGGAACCGTTGGGTCGGCTGCATGGACTACTCAGAAATGTTCCAGCGCTCAAGCTGCAACGGCGGCTACCTCGGCGCTGTCAAGGGCTTTTTTACCTACTAAATAAAAATAATTGTGCAACGCCTTAAAAAGCGTTGTACAATGTAACCACAGCAATAACGCTGTCTCAATGTTGAAAAGGACTTACCATGAATCAAATGACGAAAGACATAATGGCTTGGCTTAAAGTTGATTTAGAAACAGCTCTTAAAGTTCAAGACGAAATGATGTGCTCAGGCGTTAGCTTTAGCAATAGCTCAACTGCTGTGTTAAAGCGTTTGGCCAAAGACTGTTTAGCTGTTGTAAAGGAGATGTCATGAACTACAAACACAATGACGGCGGTCGCGAGGCTGCAGGCTACAAAGGCACTGCAGGTGATTGCGGCGCTAGAGCAATGGCAATAGCTTTGCAGCTTGACTACAAAGAAGTTTACAAAGAACTTTCTCAAGCTAACGCAGACAATGGCCGTTCAAAGTCAGCGCGCAACGGCATCATGAAAGACACCTACACAGAGGTGCTCAAACGTCATGGCTGGATCTGGATGAAAGCACCTACATTCGAAGGCCGTAAAGCCCGCTGCAGCGACATGCCACCAGGCCGTGTGATTGCCAAACAAGCCAGACACTTTGTTGCCGTAATTGATGGTGTTGCCAATGACTCATGGAACTCATCAGACCGTATGGTCTATGGCTATTGGGCAAAGAAATAAAAAATAATTGTGCAGCACCTAAAAGTGTTGTACAATTTAACCACAGCAATCCGCTGTCTCAATGTTGAAAAGGATTTATCATGACTGTTCTTACTGCAAACAACCCTTTGATGGTCACAATCAAAAACGTCTATGGCACAGAGATGATCTATCCTGCCAATTCAGTTGCACAGATCTTTGCTGACATTGCACGTCAAAAAACTCTTAGCCGTGAAACTCTTAAGCTTGCAAAAGCTTTAGGCTACGAAATCCAAGTGCAGCAGCCCGCATTAGAGCTTGCATGAAAATCTATCTTGCTCTTGCTGCCATCGGGCTGCTAGTGCCTTTCTACTTGATTGGCTTAGCAGCTGAGTTGCTCATCATCCGTGTATGGTCATGGGCAACTCAATGAATCTATATCCTCATCAAGTTCAAGCAGTTCAGTGGCTAGGTCAGCGACCTAAGGCCATTCTCGCTCTGGACATGGGTTTAGGTAAGACTTGTGTGTCTTCATTAGATTTAGTAAAGCCTGCGCTGGTGGTATGCCCAGCCTCGTTAAAACTCAACTGGCAAAGAGAGTTAAAGATGTGGCGGCCTGACCTAAGTGTTCAAGTCATCAGGTCACCTAAAGACCAGCCAAACAACTCTGATGTGACTGTCATCAACTACGACATTTTGCAAAAGGTAGATCTACCAACAGTCAGTACATTGATTGTTGATGAAGCACACTACGCGAAAAACTATAAAGCCAAACGCACAAAAGTTTTGATGCAGCTGATCAAGGCCACGCCTAACGTTAGCTTGTTGACAGGCACGCCTATCGTCAACAGACCAATTGAGTTGTGGACTTTGCTCTACTCGATTGGCGCAACTAAGCTTGGTTACTTTGAGTTTGGCATGAGGTATTGTGCAGGTTGGAAAACACCATGGGATACTTACGACTTTACAGGCTCAAGCCGTTCTGTAGAGCTAGCAGCATTGCTGCAACCATTCATGCTGCGGATGACTAAAGCTGAATGCTTAAAAGATTTGCCATCGAAGACTTACAGAATCATTGAGCTTGACTTGCCCATTGACAAGCGCGAGAAAGATTTTGATCTTAGTCAGATTGACAAGCCTGACTCAATTCCTTTTGAAGCAATCAGTGACATTCTTAAGATGAACGCTGAGCGCAAGCTGCCAGATGCCGTCAAATACATTAAAGATTGTCTTGAGCATACAGACAAGGTCGTGGTCTTTGCGCATCATACGCACATCATTGATGGCTTGATGGATGCACTCAAAGAGTTTAATCCAGTCAAAGTAACAGGCTCAGTTAAGAACGAAGACAGGCAAACTGCTGTTGATACATTTCAAGCAGACAAAAAGTGCCGAGTCTTTGTAGGCAACATCAAAGCAGCAGGAGTTGGTTTAACACTAACGGCTGCAAGCCACGTAGTTTTTGTTGAAGCAAGCTGGTCACCAGCAGACATACAACAAGCAGCAGACCGCTGCCACAGAATTGGACAGAAGGACAATGTTACGGTCGACCTTCTGACCATATCCGGATCCATCGATGCGTTAGTGCTGAACTCAGTGCTTACAAAGATGGATGTCATCGACCGTATTATTAAGGAGTCCACCATGGATCAATCTCTCATTGCACAAAAGTTTCGTGAACTAGCCGACTTGTTTGACTCATTTGACAAGCAAGTAGCTGCAGCCCCTAAAGCAGAACCTAAAGCCGTCAAAGAAACAAAGTCTGTAAAAGTAGAACCTGCAGCAGCGCCTATCGATGTAGCAGCAGCGCCAACACTTGATGATCTGCGTCAAGGCATGGCAGAGCTGATCGGTTCAGGCAAGCGTGACAAAGTCATTGCAATTCTTGCAAACCTCAATGTCAAAAAAGTCAGTGACATTGAAGAAGATAAATTTGCAGAAGCAATGGGCATGATCAATGGCGCACGCTAAACTATCGCCCTCCGCAAGCGCTAGGTGGATGACTTGCCCAGGCAGCGTCCACTTAGAACCTGATTTTAAAGGTGGTGACTCAAGTGTGTATGCAGAGAAAGGAACTGCTATGCACACGGTCTCTGATGATTGTTTGACTAAAAGCCTTGAGCCTAAGTCATTTATCGGCAAGACGGTTAATGGCTACATCATCACTCAAGACATGGTCGAGATTGTGCAAGTGTATGTCAATTACATTCAGTCTCTAAACGGCCAGAAGTTTTACGAAGAGAAGGTCACGCTTGCTGAGGTGATCAATGATTGTTGGGGCACAGCAGACGCTATCATCATTGAAGGCTCATTGATGCGAGTCATTGACCTTAAAACAGGCGGCGGCGTGCGAGTAGATGCTGAAGGCAATACTCAGTTGCTTTGCTATGCACTAGGCGCGTATTTAAAGTACTCACCTGCGTATGACATTACAGCCCTAACTTTGACTATTGTGCAGCCGCCAATGGGCAACATCGATAGCTGGACCATTAGCGTCGAAGAGTTACTTGCTTTTGCAGAAGCTCTTAAACTGTCGTATGCTGCAATTCAAAATGAGCCTAATAAGTTTGTTGCCAGTGATAAGGCTTGCAAATGGTGTCATGCCAAGGCTCAATGCCCTGAGATGAAACGTTTGGCCAATGAAGCTGCAATGACTGACTTCAAAGACATGAGCCTAGGTACCATTGAAGAGTGGTTGCCAAAACTCAAGATGCTTAGCATGTTTATTGAGGCAGTTGAAGCTAAAGCAAAAGACACTATGCTTGCAGGAGGTTCTATTCCTGGTTGGAAAGTTGTCGAAGGTCGCAAGACCAGAAGCTGGACAGACCCTGTTCAAACTGAATTGTGGTTAAAGCAGCAAGGCTATGACCAGATCTACACAAAGCCGGTATTGCTAAGTGTGGCACAAATGGAAGCTGCCCTTAAAGGTGAAAGCCTAGAACTGGATGATCTGGTAACCATTGGCTATGGCCAACCAACCATAGCCCCTGAGAAGGACAAAAGACCATCCGTGGACAAAACCCAGTCAGCCAAAAAAGATTTTGAACAAAATGCAAAATAGTTGTGTACAGTCCAAAAAGTGTTGTACAATGCAATCACAGCATCTTCGCTGTCTTAATGTTGAAAGGTTATCATGTCACACGAATTAGATTTCTCAAACTCACAAGCCAACTTTGCTCACGTAGGTGAAAAGGCATGGCACGGTCTTGGTCAGCAGTTAGAAGCAGGCCAACCCATTGAAGTATGGGCCAAAGCAGCAGGCTTATCACACACTGTCGAACGCTCAACGGTTCAGTACTCTGCAGGCGATCTTTTGTTGCCTCACACAAGCCGCGATGTTTTGTATCGCTCTGACACCAATGCGCCTCTTGGCGTAGTTGGCAAAGACTACAAAGTTGTGCAGCCTGCAGATGTATTGGACTTCTTTGCTAAGTTAGCTGAGAACAACAACTTTGAGTTAGAAACAGCAGGCTCACTCTCAGGCGGCAAGCGTATTTGGGCAATGGCTAAAGTCAATGACGGTGCAACTGTTGTTGGTCAAGACGTAGTCAAGCCTTATGTTCTGTTGGCCACATCTTATGACGGCACATTGGCTACAACCGCTCGCTTTACCAGCGTCCGTGTTGTTTGCTCTAACACTCTTGGTTTTGCTGCTGCAGAAGGCGGCGACACAATCAGAATCAATCACTCCAAAGAATTCAGCGCCAAAGACACAGCATTAGATCTTGGCATTGCATTTAATGCGTTTGACAAGTTCATGATTGACTCACGCCGCTTAGCTGCAAAAGAAGTTAACAACACTTTTGCAGTCGAATTTCTGAAATTGCTTTTGCCAGCATCTGTGCGTACTACTACAGTCAATGGTATCAAAACCAAAGAAGCTGTGCCAGTAGAAAACACAAAAGCTTTCCAGTCAATCATGGCTTTGTTTAACGGTCAAGCTCTTGGCTCTGATTTGCCAGAAGCTAGCGGTTCAGCGTGGGCATTGCTCAATGCTGTAACTGAGCACGTTGATCACGGTCTTAATCAAAATGCAGCATGGTTTGGTTACGGCAATGCAATGAAAAACAAAGCACGTGACTTGCTGATGGATGTGGTCTAACGACCAAATGACAGGCCGGAAAGACGGCCAATTTACTTCAACGTTTTTATAGGAAAACAAATGTCAAAACTTATCACTCCTGAGTTCCGCGGTTCTTTCGTTCACCTTCTTGAGCCACACGCAATCAAAGGCGTAGAAGGCGCAAAGGCTCGATACCAAATTACCATACCTCTTCCTAAAAAGGATGCGTTCTGGCAACAACTGAATGCAATGGTTGAGGAAGCTGCTAAAGGCAAATGGGGCAAAATTCCTCCAAAGATGAAGTCACCAGTTAAAGATGGTGATGAGGAAGAGCGCCCTGAATTTGCAGGCTGCTACAGCGTGCAAGCCACGTCTAACAACAAGCCTGGAATTGTTGGTACAGACCTCAAACCAATCATGTCTGCTGACGAGATCTACAGCGGTGCTTACTACCGTGCTTCTATTCGTGCTTACGCTTGGGAACATCCTACTGGCGGCAAAGGCGTTTCGATTGCACTAGACAACATCATGAAGGTCAAAGACGGCGAAGCATTCAGCGGTCGCACTGACGCTAGCTCTGACTTTGCTGACTTTGCAAAAGAAGACGCTGACTTATTGGGTTAAACCAAAAGCTAGCACAAGCTTTGTGTGCCCATCAGGTGCGAAGCCTGTCCAAACAATCAATACGAATAGGAGTTAGTCATGGAATCAAAGTTGATGAGCCTTGTCAAGGCTATGCACGAAAAGTTTGGCCTAGAGAACAACTCAGGCCCAGACCACCTTACAGTCGAAGAAAAAGAGTTTAGGTGTGCAGCAATGCTCGAAGAGTTGCACGAGTACAGAACGGCAGAAACACTGGTTGACCAGTACGATGCATTGCTTGATCTAATTGTCTTTGCAGTAGGTACTTTAGAGCGTCATGGCTTTCCATTGCTTAAAGGCTTTGAGAAGGTCATGGAAGCAAATATGGCCAAAGAGCTTGGTCAAAATGGTGAGAAGCGTGGCGGCTTTAAGCGTGACCTTGTCAAGCCTGCAGGCTGGACTGCACCAGAGCCAAAGCTGCAAGCAATCTTAGATGGTAACAATGCACCTGGTTCAGATGGTCACATTGTGCCAGGCTTTGCACCTAAGTTTGATGCAGCCAAGGTTCGTGTCGACCTGCTGCCAATTGATCCTATGCTGCAGATTGCAAATGTCTTTGGCTTTGGAGCCAGAAAGTATTTTGCCAACTCGTACCGCCAAGGTGAAACTGTTGCTTGGAGCCGTACATATGGATCGATCCAACGACACCTCATGGCATTCTGGTCAGGCGAAGACCACGACCCAGAATCTGGCTTGCCACACCTTGCACATGCAGGCACACAATTATTTATCTTGATGGAGCATGCCGCATACAACCAGAACAAAGATGACCGTTTTGTAAGGGGTCAAGCATGAACGTCCAATCAATCCGCAAAACATTGATTGATAAGCTGGCAGCAAAAGACTTTGCAGAAGACGGCAACCTTGAAATCATCAATGCTTCATTTATTGCAGACGAGCCTTTTGTTTTTGGCGAAGTAAGCGATACTTGGAACACAAGAGAGTTGCGTTGGTACATGAGCCAATCGCTCAACGTCAATGACATTGCTCCGCCTGTTCCAGCCGTATGGAAGCAAGTGGCCAGTTCAAAAGGCATGATCAACAGTAACTACGGTTGGTGCGTCTTTAGTGCTAGGAACGGTTACCAATTCCACAAAGCAATTGACGCATTGGTCAAAAACAAAAACAGCCGTCAAGCAGTAATGATCTACATTCGGCCATCGATGCACGAAGAATCAGTCATTGATGGCATGCGTGATTTCATGTGCACATACAGCACACAGCTTTTGATTCGTGATGGCAAGCTGCATCACATTGTCAACATGCGTAGCAATGACGTTGTCTACGGTTACAAAGGCGATCGGTTTTGGCAAGACACAGTTCTTGACTTAGCTCTTGCCAGATTAAATGCAAACTACCCTGACTTGGTTAAAGGCAACTTGTACTGGAACGCAGGATCATTGCATGTTTATCCTAAACACTTCCATTTGGTACATTTATGATCTTCAATCCTTTTGCTTCAATACCTGTCAACGAAAAATCACACGTACGCGGTTGGGCAATGCATTGGGCAGAATGCATGAACACCACAATTGCATCTAAAGATACCGACCTAAGTTCATGCAGCGACCTTTACTGGGAGCATGGCGTGAACTTTGGAGGAGGTCTTAATCTGTTCGGAGGCGTCACCGATGAGATCGTTGACAAGATCGAGCAGCTAGTCAACTTCAATGGCAATCTATTTAGCTTAGACTTGCCTATGCCTAACTATGGTGAGCAGTTAGAAAAGCGGATAGGTCAAGCAACCTGTTCGCCTCGTCTAACTCCAAGCCTGCTAGCGGCTTTTAAACAACGTCTTGCTAATAGCAAAACCATTTTGCAAAGTCAGTTAGGTTTTGCAAAGGTTGCTGTCGGTGATAGTCACTCAACGGCTTTTGCTTCGCCTAAAAGCATGGTATTGCGTACAAATGGTTTGACGCTGCATGGTGCTTTGACCAAAGGCGAGTTTGTCAAGCAAATACTCAGCTGCAGAAAGATGCCAAGCAAAGTAACTTTGGTTGCAGGCTCTATTGACATACGCCATCACATTGGCCGTCAACCTGATTCAGGCAAAGCCATTGAAGACTTGTGCGATCGTTACTGCAGCGTGATCGAGTTTATCAAAGCAGAACTAGAAGTGGCCATAGAAGTTGCAGCGCCTGTACCTGTTGAGTATGAGGCGCGCAGGTTGCCACAGACTGGTTACTACAAAGACAAACCGTTTTGCGGTTCCATGGCCTCCAGGCGAGACTGGACAAACTACTTTATAGACCTCATGTCTTGCGAATACAAAGTAATCGGCCCTCCTACAGAATGGTATTCTATGGACGGTGAAGAGTATGCCAAGAAATACATGGAACTAAGTTCGTCTGTTCACATTGCGCCTATCAACTATCGTCGTTTTAACTGGGGTACCCCATGAGCCTTTTCACCATTACGACAGATAAGTCTAATAAAGACATCCCTTCAGGCATGAGCGTATTAGAGGCAAGAAGGCATTACCATGCAATGAGCAATGGTTTTGTGTCTAAGCTTTCAAAGCCAGTAGTCCATAAGTACGAAGACAAGTACGTCTTTAGAGGCGATGCCAGTCAGTCAAGCTTAAAAGGTTATGGCGCAGAGCAGCTAGTTGCTGAGTGCAAAGAAGATGTTCTGGTCTACTGTGCACCTCGAGTCGGTATGGCTATGGATGCAATTGCAACGCTAGCTCAGATGTACGACAAAAAGTGTGTGTTCTTTTGCCCAGCATCTAGTGAGCCTTCTAAGCATCAAAAAGCTTTGCTAGCTTACGGTGCAGACTTGCGATTCATAAAAATTGCAGCAATGCCTACATTAAACAGCTATGCAAAGAAATGGGCAGAGCAACATGGCGCAAAGTACTTGCCATTTGGTTTGGCAAAGACTCCATTAGTCACGGCAGGCATTGTTAGACTAGGCACGCAAATTGCTGAAATAATCGATGAAGAACCTACTGAGATTTGGATGTCTGTCTCTACTGGCACAGCAATTAGAGCATTACAGATTGCATGGCCAGAAGCTTTGTGCAAAGGTATGGTGGTTGCTAGGAATATGCAAGACGGTGAGATAGGTCACGCAAACCTTTGGTCTGCTTCAACGCCGTTCTTAAAAGACGTGCCATTAAGCAAGAGACCTCCCTTTCCATCTACAGCAAACTACGATGCCAAGTGTTGGGAAGACTTTGACAACTTTGCAGCAAAAGGCTCGATCTTTATCAATGTAGGCACAGACGATAAGGTCAACCGTTTTTACGAAGAAGTCAAAGACATACCGTTAGACAGCCAAAGAGCATGGCATGACATGCGTGATCTGGAGCGTGGACTATGAGAATCGAAACAACTGCCTACTATGATGAGATGGTGCGCTATGCTGCCATGGCCAAAACTCAACAACTAGAGTGCAATCTTGGGACAATCCCACACCTAGAAGGCTCTGTCAAAGATGACCTAATGAGGCATGTTGAGCTCTATGATGTAGTCAACCGTAAGTATGCAGGCTTCACACAAATTGTTTTAGATCTCTTCTACAACACATCTCCTAATCATCCTTACGCTCACAAGCTGCATGATGTACGCAAACCTATTTGCGAATCATTTGACCGAGTTGAGTACGTATGGGGTTTGGCAGAATGGATGTATGTGTTCATAGTTCATCGAGTCACAGGTAGCGGCATCAACTATGCTAAAAAACCTAGTGGCTACAACAACACAATCTTGCCAAAGTTTGCTGGCTGCGACACGATTGAGCAAATGACTCAAGTCATTGCAAACAGAACATCAACCATTTACACATCAGTCGGTTATCAATTCCCAGCATTTCCAAAGCCGACTAGTGACTATAAGCTTGGCGGCGATTACTTTTTATGCCACTACGCACCCAAACTGGCAAGGGATCTTGCAGAATGGCTTGAATCAAAAGGCAAGCGTGACCTTCGTGACATTGGCGAGTGGATGTTTGAGTGGAATAAGCAGCAAGGCTTGCGTGCTTACAAATTCCAGTACGCTGCTGTTGTTAGCGACATTGCAGACTTCTTCCCTCAGTTCGTCAACTTAAACAGCCCATTCTTTTATGGCAGCAATGCCGTCGAATGCTTGAAATACGCAGCTAAGCCTTTGAGCAAAGGCAAAGAGCAAGACTTTCTAGATGAAGTCACCATGAGGTTTTGCAAAGACATTGGCGCAACTGCTTATGACGGCGAAGACATTTTCTGTGATGGAATCCGTTGGATTGAAAACTACGTCAGGCCAGGTCATGACTACAACCATCTTGATCGTGACAAGATCTGGAACAGTAGCACAATTATTGACCATCCTTATGGACGGCAAAAAGCAATGCTTGAACACGGCTTGATTGAGTCATTTAACTCTTTGACAGTCCATCCTTCTGATGACCATGTGCTTAAGTTGGCAGGCATGAGCAAAGGTCAATACCTACTTAAAGTTCATGGCCTTGACTAAAAATGTTGTACAATTAAAATTATGACGAGACCTACACTAGATCAGACTTATATGGAGGTTGCTCGTGCGTTTGCTAAGCGTGCAACTTGCCCAAGACGCCAAGTTGGAGCTGTCATAACCGGCAATGGTTACATCTTATCCTCAGGTTACAACGGCTCGTTTCCAGGCTCAGACCATTGCATTGACACGCCTTGTCCAGGTGCAACTCTGCCTAGCGGCACAGGCCTTGACTTGTGCACGGCAGCTCATGCTGAGCAGAATGCAATTGCTAGGTTAAAAGATGTTGATGCAGCAGACACGCTTTATTGCACAACAGCGCCATGCATCAGCTGCACTAAGCTTGTGTTGTGCACAGGCATTAAGCGGATTGTTGTTGACAAAGACTATATTTATAGCGGCAAAGATTTGTGGCTAAGCAGCGGTCGTGCGTGGAGCAACTATGTCGAGTAGAAACAAGGCTGTGCTTGACATCGAGTGCTACACAAACTACTTTCTGATTGCCATTAAGTCTATGGCTAACGATAAGGTTGTGACATTTGAACGGTCTAGCTGGGTAGACTTTGATGTTGAGCAGCTGATTAGCGTGTTGCGCAAATACACAATCGTCACGTTCAACGGCAATAGGTATGACTTGTTGCTTTTAAAAGGTGCCATTGCAGACTTTGACGCCGAGAGATTAAAGGTCATGTCAGATGACATCATTGTCAATAATGCCAGAGCTTGGGACATAGAGTCTAAGTACAGCTTACCTCAGTGCAAATACATAGACCACATCGACCTGATTGATGTTGCACCTGGCAAAGCCAGTCTGAAAATCTATGGCGGTCGTTTGCATAGCAAGAGAATGCAAGACTTGCCGATTGAGCCTAATGCAATCATCAAGCAAGATGAGCGTGAGCTGTTGACTAACTATTGCATCAATGATCTTGACACAACGATTGACCTATACAAAAAGCTAAGCAGCCAGATTGATTTGCGTGAGAAGATGGGAGAAGAGCTAGGCATGGACTTGCGCTCAAAGTCTGATGCTCAGATTGCAGAGTCTGTGATCAAAAAGCAGATTGAAGCAATCAAAGGAAGCAAGATCTATCGGCCAGAACTTCCTGATAATTACTCATTCAACTATGTGCCTCCAAAGTTCATCAAGTTCAAGCACCCTGATTTAGTCGAAGCGCTTAGAGTATTTAAGACTGAACCTTTTACTCTGAACGAGAAAGGCGATGCGGTTGAACCGGAGTTAGTCGGCAAGCTTAAAGTCAAGATCAACGAGTCAGTCTATCAGTTAGGCATTGGCGGTATTCACTCTTGTGAAAAGAAAGTCAATTACCTTGCCGGCGAGAACTACATTTTAGTTGACCGTGACGTAACTAGCTATTACCCAAACATCATTCTTAACCAGCGGCTTTACCCTAAGCACATTGGCACTGAGTTCTTGACTGCCTATAAGTCGATCGTTGAGAAGAGGATCTATGCCAAAAGGACAGGTGACAAGGTCACTGATGCTTCTTTGAAGATTGTCATTAACTCTAGCTTTGGCAAGTTTGGCAACCGCTGGTCAACACTTTACAGCCCTGATTTGTTGATTCAAACCACGGTTACAGGCCAATTGGCCTTATTGATGCTAATAGAGACCCTTGAAGGCTCAGGCATACAGGTTGTGAGTGCTAATACTGATGGCATAGTGATCTATTGCCACAAGCGCAACCAAGCGGCCTTATTTGCCATAATTGCAGAATGGGAAGACATTACTGGCTTTAACACAGAAGAAACGGCTTACACGGCCATTTATTCTAGGGACATCAATAATTACCTAGCTTTTAAGCCATCAGGCTCTTACAAGGCTAAAGGAGCTTATGCAGATGCTGAGCTGTCTAAAACACCAACCGCCCAGATCTGCGTGCAAGCCGTAGTTGACTATCTGCAGCTAGACATACCCATTGAGACAACCATCCAGTCGTGCCAAGATACCAGAATGTTTGTTTCGGTCAGGTCTGTGACTGGCGGTGCGGTTAAGGGAGATATCTATCTAGGCAAGGCTGTCCGCTGGTACTATGCAAAAAATGAGACAGGGTCGATCAACTACAAGAAGAACGGGAATAAAGTTGCCATGACTGATGGTGCCAAGCCTTTGATGCAGCTGCCGGCTGAACTGCCTGAGGACATTGATTATGAATGGTACACGGCAAAAGCTTATGCCATTTTGGCAGATTTAGGGGTTAAATAAAAAATATTTGTACGGCACCCAAAAAAGTGTTGTACAATTAAACCACGGCAACGTCGCCGTCTTAATGTCGTAAGGTAAAAGCAAATGAAAAACACAGCATGGAAAAAAGACTACTTGGTCGTAATGCATAGTGACTATGACAATACATGGTCAGACAAAACTATCCCTTGCACATTTATGCAAGCACTTCGTTTTATTAGGGCAAAAGGATGGACTCACGCTCTAGACAAAGATACAGTGCGCATTGTCACTCTTTCTGAGTGGGCAAATCTCCCAAAGTATGAGGTGGCAGCATGATTGAAAAATTACTTGATGTTCTAACTGCAGTTGCTATTGGCACAGGCTTAGCGGTCTTGCTAGTAGCTTGGTGGTCGTCTTGATAACGGAGAATCACATGTCTAAAAAAATGCGAACAGAGCTTGATCTTTTGATTGAAAAATTTACACCTCCGATGGACGTTGTAGGTGGCTTTTTAAGTCGTGAAGAATTTAAAACATTTGCCAATAAGGTTGTCAATGAAAGTGCAATCATTGGCTGGGTTCATGCTGAGAGAATGACCAGGCAGCGTATGGATAAAAAGATTGACTTGCTTGAACAAGAAGCCAAGATTTTGCGTGAACGTGTAAAAGAAGTTGAAATTGAACTGTTAGCAACTCAAGGATAAAACATGACTAATGAAGACAAAATTATCATAGTGTTCTGCATACTGCTTTCAATACTTTGCGTTGCCATGGCGTTGGTTTACGCCGGTTACGCATTGGCAGGATGGTTAGCATCATGACCGGATACCAAAGCAAAAAAGAATCTACACAGATGAAGCTTGAGTTTGTCTGTCCTGGTTGCTATCATTCTGAATGTCCTACTCCAGGTAAATGTTACAACACGGCACATCGCAATGAGGTGCTTGAAGAAGTAGCCGGCGAGTTTGACAAAATGCGGTCACTCGGCGATACTGCTGCAAGTTTTGCTTGTTATGTGAGGGACATGAAGCGATGATCGATAAAGTCAAAAAACTATTGGCTACACCTAGCGCTGAAACAATTGCTTTGAAAGAATTGGAAGACGCAAAGCGTCAGCTGCTTGAAGCACAAACAACTCGTGAGTATGCAGACTCAATGTGTAAGTTTAGAGAGGCGCAGATCAAACGTCTGACGGCCTACATTAAGGGGATTGAAATATGACTGAATGCAAGCATCGTTGGATACCTGTTGAAGGACAGCCCATTTACAAATGTGCTAGGTGCAACACGTTTATGAGAAGCATCAAATGAGTTACATCATTGCTTCACTACCACCACTTAAATGCTTTGTCAAGCGTGAGTTTTTGTATAACGAACACAAAGGTCATGGCGAATTAGAGCCTGCCATTTGGGTGAGCCTTAAGGCATTGCGAGGCCAGGTGTTTCGTATTGAATCACTGCTGCCTAACTACGGTGCGCTTTATGACAAGCTACCTATCCATGCTTATGTGTGGCATGCAAATGCAGGCAATCTGCCTATAGACACATTGCAGCTCTGGGATTGCATGGGTTATAGGTTTACCATCCTTGAAAAAATTGGTTTGCGCAATCTTGGCGTGAAGTTCTTAGGCAAAGATAAGCAGTGGCACTTTGGCCGCTACTTGTTTACGGTAGACTTTTGCGCTGATGGAATGGACTTAGACACCGGCTTTACAGAGCAAGCAGAAGAGCATAAGTCGTTCAACTGGATTGCTCTAGAAAACGGTCAGTTTGCATGCCAGCCTAACAACCGCTGCTTGTGGTACGACCAGTCGTTGATCCCTGCAGAGACAAAGTTCCCTGATTTTCAAGCTGCACAAAGATTATGGACAGTCGATGGTACGCGCAAATGGTCTGCTGGCGACGACTGGTTTTATGACATTAAGGAGAAATCCAATGATTAGCAGAATTATTCTTTGTCTGGCAATGGCAATATTTGCTATAAACAACTTGCTTGCAGACCCTGTTAAGCCTAAAGACCCACAAACTAGTGAGATCTGTTTAGAGAAAAACAAAAGCAAAGAAGTAAAAGAACTTTGTAAAAAATGGGAGAAAGAAAATGCTAAAAAAAATTAGATCATTTTTTGGTTTTTCTAATGAACAAAAAATAGTTGAAAACGGAAAGTTATGGCATTGCACAAAGTGCAAGCTAATTTTCCTAACTGAGTCTGCATGTGAAAAGCACTATTGCATTGAAAAGGAAATTGATAATGGAAAAATTTGAACCAATGTGCCCATGGCACATTCAAGTAGAGAGTCTGTTTATTGCTCCAGGCAGAGTGCCTAACCAAGGCACTATCTGGATTGGGGACATAAAAACAGGTGAGGGCGGTGAATTTAAAACAGAAGACTTTATAAAAGTGCTGCGTAAGTTTTATCTTGAGAATTACTAATGGCTACACTAACCGTTAAAAAAGTAAAAAAGCAAACTGGCATGAATCCCATAGCCAGAGCAGTGGCTAGGGAAAACCTACGCAAGTCTGTGCTTGACCAAAAAATCCAGCTCTATTTTTTAAAAGATGGAGATGCCTGTAGAGACGTAGTAGGGCCAATATTTTTGTTGATGACTGCTTTTGTTTTGGCAGCAGGCAGAGATAAAAATGTAGGTTCTGACGTGCGTGAGGTACGTATACTCAAAGGTGCAATCTCTGCTTGTGATCAGATGATGACCAATGATTCTTATCGATCAGCAAACACCACAACGCTTGATGTGGCTTTAGATTGCGCCATTGAGTTAAGCAAACAGGTTGATCACGTTTTGTTTAACGAGGCTTGGAACGAGCTTGCAGGGTAAAAAAGAAACCCTGCCGAAGCAGGGTTAAAGATGGCAACTGCTCGTGAAGGAGTCAGCCATTACATCTTACTTTGTTTTCCTCATCTCCGCTTCAATTTCTGCTTCGATGTCAGGCCCTGTCATTTTGTAACCTGGAGGCATAGGCATTTCTTCATCAATGTTCCCTGCAGGCATGTTAGGGTCCATAGGGGCAGGAGCATATGCAGCAGTTGAACCCATGATAGCACCAGTCTCACCAGTATTCAGCTTTTGAACTGTCTGTTGGGCTTTAGCAGAATTGCGCTCTAGGATCTTTACGGCAGCAGCTACTTCTTCAGGCTTTGAAGAAGAAAGAAGCTTTGCAACTTTTGCAGCAACATCATCGCTGATGCCTGATTTTGTTGCAGTAGTTGCAGCCAAGTTCATCAAAGAATTGACCCATCCACCAGTTATGGAGTTGCCGACAAAAGCATTGACTGCGCTTTCACCTTCATCAAAAGCTTCAATGCCGGCTAATCTTCTAGCTGAAGGAGAGCCTGACAAAATTTTATTTGCTTGCTGGAAAAGCTGGTTTTCACGCTGCAATGCAGCTTCAAACAAATCAAATTTTGCCTGACTTGGGAACAATGCCTTAAGCCTATCTTTAGCTTCTGGAGAACCAATCACGCGCTGAGCTGCATTGATGTTGCCGCTAGGGTCCATCACTGTAGCATATATGTTGCGGATAGCACCTGTCTTAAAGGCTTCTTGTTCTGCTGCACTGAAACCCTTCATCATGGAAACAACTTGCTCAGGGTCTAGCTTCTTAAAGTCAGACATGCCTGTACGCAAAGCATCTAGCACTTCTGCATCGCCAGCGTATTGAGCCCTAGCCGTTTTATAGGCAGAAACACCATCAACTTCTGTGGCTTTGTCTAGTGCAGCAACCATAGACTTTTTCAAGTCTTTTAAGCTGTTAGCTTCTGCGCTGGACATTCCTTCGCCTCTGTAACCTTTATCGATTACGGCGTCCATGCCTCGCTTGATGTAGTCAAGTGTACGTACATCAGGCAACTTTGCCAAAGTGATATTGCCTGCTTCATCGCCAATAAAGATGTCATCTAGCACAAACTTGCGTGGGTCTTCTCCACGCAATTCTGCTGCAAGCTTTTCATTATCAGCAATCTTTTTGGCTTCATCAAAAAACGTTTTAAACCTAGGATTCTGCAAAACCCTGGTAATTGTAGGGTCATTGACCGTGCCAAAGTTGTAAGCTTCGTCATACAAAGTACTTGCATTGGCACGCAGATTTTGAACCATGTCTTGTTCTTGCTGGTAGAAGTTGCCTTCATTTCCAACACCGCGTTTTGTCTGGCCAACTACACGTTCTCTTATTCCTGCTTTATTGGCTTCAAGCACATCGGCAAGAGCGTCGCCAGCTCTTTCGCTTTTAGCGGTAACAATCTCTGCAAGACCAACGGTTGGCCTAGTTGTGTTTGCCAAGGTAGAAGGCACTCCAGCAGCTCTATCCAGCGACATTGAAGCAGCAGCTTCTTTTGGTGTAATGCCTGAACGTTCTAGTGCTGTATTGACTTTTGCAGCAGCACGGCTTTCAATGTAACCAGGATCGCGACTCAATCGGTCTCTTGCAAATGTTGCAAGATCTTTGCCGCCACGAATTACAACAGGCGCAGCTGTTCCAAGTACAACGCCTGCGGCACCACCGCCGACAGCACCAATACCTCTTTCACCGGGTTGTGCAGAACCTGCACCAGAAACAGCACCTGTAGTACCGCCGACTGTGGCTCCTCTAGCTAGAGGATTATTAGGCAAAGCTTTTCCAATTTGAGAAGAAAGTCTTGACAAAGCACCGGCAGAACGAGCACCTGCTACAGCTGCTGCAGGAGCAGCCGCTCCGCCTGTTGCAGGAGTTGCCAACATTGCAGCTAAAGCCGGTGCAGCACCGCCTGTAAACTCAAGGGTAGGAGCCAAAAGAGGATTTTCTTGAGAATACTGAGCGTACTCTTTATTGATCTTGGCAAGTTCAGTTTCGTAGCCTTTGCTGCCGGCTAGTTTAGAACGAAGCCAAGCTTCAGCTTCATCGCCCCAACCCATACCTAGGCCTTGGCCTATTGCAGCGCGCGCTGCTCCAACATAAGGGTTTACTGTAGCCATTACTCGGTTCCTCCATCAATTGTAGATGTAGTATCGCGGTAAACACCTTGGTTAATATCGACCAGGCGTTTAGCGTGACGAGCTCTAACAGACTGAAGTGCCTTATAAGCATTCTTCATGATTCTTCCTCGTTCCTCAATACTCTTAGCACCTAAGCCTTGAACGTCTTGCAAAGCTTTACGTTCATCATTAGAAATGGCACCAGGGAAGGTAGACTTTAACTGAGCAAGAGCTGCTTTTTCAAGCAGGTTTTCTTGTTCACGTGTAGCCACAACTTTAGGATGCTTGGAGTTAGTAACTTCCAGAGCTTTTCTCTGAGCCATGTCACTTATAGACGTGTCAAAAGTATTTGGGTTTAAAGCAAAAGCTTGTTTCAAAATACCAAGAGCAGAATCTGTTTGAGCCAGTGTGTCTTCAGTTTCAGTTTTAAGTTTTACTTCAGGGCCGGTCAACTTAGCCTGTTGAGCTTTCTGATTTTGGAATTTTTCTTGGTTCAAAGCAAGGTTAGCTTGAGCAGTAGAAACGTTAGCAAGTGCCGCGCTAATCTGAGCCATCTTACCTTCCACGTTTAGATTACCAATCTCACCAACTCGCTTCTGATACTCAGGGGTTCCTGGTTTAAGACCTTCGTCAAGAGCTTGCTTACCGGCAGCAGACTGAGGTTCGCCGGACTTAATGTAGTCTTTGATGAGCTCTGTTGCAATTGTTCGTTTGTCTTTCATCTCTTCAGCAGACAAAGCACGCAGCGTGTTCAAGTCTTCTTTTGAAGCAGCCATTTTTAATTTTTGAGCTTCAAGACCAAGAGCAAGTTTCTCCCTAGCAGAAGCGCGTTTACCTTTGGCGTATTCTCCCAGCTCTTTACCGACCATGCCAAGGTTCTCGCTGAACTGGCCAGTCTTAGTAGGTGCGCCAAACGCAGCAGCTAATCGGAAATACATCTCTGCTTTAGAGCTTTGAGCGTCTTCAGGCGAACTCATAGCTGTTTTGAGCATGTTGGCAAACGCATCGCTTTCAGCTTTAGCAGCAGCACGTGCAGTTTTTAAATCTTCAGCGTATGCGCTGTCTTTAGGACCGTACGCAGCGAGCAGGGCTTGAATGTTACCTAGGCGCTCATTGCCAAACGGCACTGCTGCTTTAGGGGCAACAGGCGCTGCAGGTGCTACAGCAACAGGAACAACTTCTGCAACAGGAGCAGCTGGCATTGGATCAGCTTTAAGATTATTAGTGGCAATCTCTGTCAAGACTGACTTAGGCGGAGCAGCAACAGCAGGCGCAGGCATTAAGTCAATTGTGACAGGAAGCGGAGGTGTGCTCATGTCTACGGGATAAGTTACAGCATCTGCTGAAGGAGTAAAAAACCTGTTTTTAAAGTCTTCCTCTTCCTCAACGCTGCCATAACCGCTAGGCAACTTAACTGCGCCGGCAGTTTGGTAGTGAGTTTTTACCTGACCGCCTTGCGCATACTTGTTAGCAAGGTCGTGAACAGAGCCACCGTAGGCTTTTTTAACAGCTGCAGCTTTAGCTGCTTCATCTGCAGCCGCTTGTGCAAATGTAGAGTTTAAATTTTCAGGTTTAAATGTCCCGCTAGAAAGCTGGTTCATCCAGTAGTTGTATCCTGGAGCATCAATGAAACCTTTAGGTCCACCTTCCCAACTACGACCGATACTTTTATAAGCATCAACGATGTTCTGGTTGTAAGTCGGATAGGCTCTTGCGGTAAGTTGCGCCCAGTCACCTTCAGCCGGTTTGCCAAAAGTGCTAGTTGTTGCATTGCGCAAGTCGGCGTCAGTGTAACCAATGCCACGCTGCTGCAGATAGTAGTCAGACTTAGCCTGTGGAGAATCGTTAATCATTGACGCATTCACTGCGCCGTAAGTTGGGTTCTTAAGCTGATTGCCATAATAGCTACCAGTTGCGTTGTAGACGTCTTGGTTGCTAATGCCGTACTTCTTCATGTAGTCTTGATTGGACTGAGTAGAAGCATATGGATTGTCTGCAATGTATTGTTTGGTGTTGGCGTTAAATTTGTCAATGCCCATACCTTGCCCAGTGGCATCATTTTTAGTGGTATTAGTTGCAAATTTCATGGCATCAGACATAGGCCTGTTGCCAGTATCAAACTGACTTTGCAAATACATTGGGGTATTTGACAAACGATTCTGATAGTCAGTCTTATACGTGTCGTATGACTTTTGGTCAAGACCGTACTTACGAAACGCTTCATTGAAAGCAGTTTTGTCTTTTGCGTAAGCATCAGCATCTGCTTTCTGTTTATCAAAAGCAGTTTGTGCAGCTTTTGCAGCATCATCATCGCCAGCTGGTCGTTCACCCGTAGGAGCAACTGGTATTGTAGGAGCATTGGCACCAGAATAGTTAGCCATACCTGGAGTATTTACCCCGTATTGCTTCATAATTCGATTGAGTTCAAATCCCATATCTGCTCCTTAACCTAAGCTGCTCAAGCCCTTAGCCGTATACGTAGCTGCGGCCAATTGAGACAAAGGCGAAGCTGAGTATGTGGCGCCGGTTGAACCGCCAGACTGTGATGTTGTTTGTGGTGTGATTGGAGCCATGCCCCGAATCTGCGTACTAAGGAAGTCCGCTTGTTGTCTAGGATATAGTTGCTGCGCATCAAATTGTGCTTTAGCAGCATTAAGTTGTTGCTGCATTTGATTCTGTTGAGCCGCTCCAGCTCCTTCAAGAGCTGCAACATCAGCAGAGCGCATAGCTTGTTCTTGCTGTTGCATATTTGCAAACTGGCTAAGCGCAGACATTTGACGTTGATAATCAGCAGCTTGAGCAGCTTGAGCAGCTTGAGCGGCGTTAAGACCAAACTGCTGCTGAGCTTGACCAGCTCCTGTTTGAGCTTGACCCAAAGAAGCAAGATTTTGTTGCTGTTGAGCTGTCAAGCCTCCTGCCGTAGAAGCAAGATTTTGATACTGACCTGCTCCTTGCAAAACGCGAGAAAGGTCTGCACCAGAGATGCTGCCCACAGTTCCAGCCAATTGAGCTTGGCGTGCAAGATCTGCTTGAGAAGCACTAAGAGCTTGACCATAACCCTGGTTAGCCAGTTGAGCTTGTTGATTAAGTATAGCTTCTTGAGTATCACGCAATGCTCGTGAGCCAAACTCACCCATCCTAGTACCGCCAAATTGACCTGCTTTAATAAACGCGTCAGATACACCAGGTAGTAAGTTCTCGCTCAAATTACGAGCACCTTGTTTAGCAATTGCATCCATGACTCCTGTTTGATAAGGAGACATGTAGTCTTTAATTCCTGCAGAAGCAGTACCTGCTGCAGCAGTAAGATATGGGTCAGCCGCAGTCAAAGCTTTGTCAGCTAGTGCCGATGCAGTTGTTGTATCGGCTTTTGTCAAATATGGATTAGCCGCACCCATAATGTCTTGCTTACCTGCTTGGTCAAAATAACTTTGCCCGGTGGTCAACTGACCTAAAGCTGTTGCAGGAGCTTGTAAGTATTTATTCTGAGCTGCAGTTAAAGTGTCGGCAGTACCTTTGCTGCCAAAACCGTACATGTCAGTCTGAGCTTTATCAAGATCTTGTTGATAAAAACCTTGATTAGCTTGTACATTTTTGTAGGCTTGTTGCTGCAATGGAGAAAGCTCAGCAACAGTTGGCATGTCATAAGCTTGAAAAGGCTTATTAGCAAGGTTTGTTGCAACTTGGATTTGGTTATAAATTGCATCCTGCATCCACTTTGGTGTCTCAGTAGATGAGGTTGCATAAGACGTTGCGGTCTGTGGAGACCCTTGGAATAAGCTACCCATTATGCAAACTCCTTCAAATATGACAAGGGAGACTTAGCATTAGGGCTAATCTTACCTTTTGCCAAAGTTTTACCTTTATGCGCACGAATGTTTTGGCGCATAGCTTCAAGGCGCTTAGCTCCTTCTTTATTGGAGCCATCCCCTAGCATTGCAACTGTTTCTGCATCAATCACATATTCACCATCAGATAGTTTTGCATCAATGGTGTCTGCTCGACCAGAACCGGCGCCTTGCGCAAACCGGGCTACAGCTGACAGAGCGCCGCCGCGTGCTTTATTGACAATCGGCGCTTGAGGAATATTATACAATCCTTGCTGTGAAGCCACTTCGCCGGGTTGTGTCTGTGCATAGCCTGTAATCTTTGGCCAGTTAGCAGCCATGAACTGGTCAAGGCTCATATTAGATGCATTGGCATCAGTCTGCATTTTGTTCCAGTCCCAAGTAACCGAAGGGCGATTGAAATACTCTTGCTGCTCTGGAGACATCTTAGCAATGGCTTCTTGAGCTGCAGGTGGCGGTTTCTGTAAGGCGCTTATAAGGCTTAAACCGCCTAGCACTTTACCTGTCATTCCCATGCCGGTATCAGCTTTGGCACCTGGAGTTGTAGTCGAAGGCGTTGTGCTTTCAAACGGGCTACCTTTAAGAGCCTTTTGCATAAACGTTGGTTCGGCTGCTTTCCATTCAACAACACCGGATTGAGGATTGACCTGATAAGAACCTGCATCTACTTTAAAGCCAACTTTACCTGTTGTTGTGTCAAGTTGGTAAGTGCCTGTTCGACCCTGTGCGTCTATTCCTGTGCTTCCTGGAGCTTGAGCCGTAGTACCATCTGGTAGGGTAACTGTTTTAGGTGCTGCGGCATCGCCTGTTTTAAGGCCATCAACCACGGCATCAGAAGGCTTCATATTTGTTTGAATGCCTTTTAAAAGACCTGAAGTCACACCGATAGTAGCCGCTGTTTTAGGGTCAAAACCTGAAGTAAATGCATCGCCAAAACTTTTTCCGGCAGCACTAATTCCTTGTTCAAATGCTGTTGGACCGCCAAAGTTTTGACCTGCAAGTTGGCCAATAGCACCTCCAGCAACACCTTGCAAAGCACCTTTAACCACACCTTGACCTGTCAAAGCACCTGCTGCACCACCAACTAAACCGCCACCAATAACATTTTGTGCAAATTCAGACGCTCCTGGAGCAACAAACTTACCAGCTGCACCGCCTAGACCTCCGCCTAAGCCGCCCATAATGGCGCCTTTTTTCCAATCTCCACCGCCAAGTGCAGAGCTTGCGCCACCAATAATAGCTCCACCAAGTATTGAAGCGCCGATACCTGAAGCGCCTAATGCACCTCCGATAGCTGCTCCAAGACCAGGAACAAAAATGGCCAGGGCAATAGGCGCAACTGTCGCAATGATCTGCTTAAGCCCTTTGTATTCACGCAAACCTGTGTTAGGGTTAATTGCACCTGAACCTCCCATACGCCTAAGCATTTCTGCTTCGCGGTCATTGATGTGAGCTAGTTGAGTATCTCCGCCTCGACCCCCAGATTGCAAGCGCCTAGCCGCAACAGCCAAGCCGCCACGAGCATAACCTTGCTTTTTTAACCGGTCTTGCAGACCATAGAAAGCAATAAGCATAGAGACGATAAACACTTGATCAAACTGTTCAGGGAACATGTTTGCGTCAATATCGCCGTCTGCAATAGCGGCTGCTCTCACTTCTTCGTATTTGTCTGGATTCTGGAGTACAAACTCTAAAATCTTAATCGCTTCATCAAGGTCTTCTGGCACAATGGGCATGCGCGCAACTTGTGCTTCCATTGCATCGACGGCTTGTGCATACTGAGGATCTTGCTCAGCCATTTGCATGATTGCGTTTCTAATTTCCATATTGACCTCTGTACCAAACGTGTGAATGATAATCCTCAGCTAAAAAGCCATAAATGTGTAAGTCATCATCGATGAAAGACTTACGCATCACGCCTTCTAACTTAAACCCGAAATGCTCATTGATCTTTTTAGCTTGAGTGTTTTTACCGCGTAGCAACCCGGTAACCCGTGCTACATGCAGCTTGTCAAACACAAAACCAAAAACTTCATTAAACATTACCAACATGCCTTTCGGCATCAAACCTTTGCCGCCAATCACAATGCTAAGATCTATGTTGCGCGATGTAAAGTTAGTCATCACCACTACACATACAAACTCATCATTCTCATCAACAGCCGACATCGTCCTAAAAAACGATGGTGCATTTTCAAGCTCAAGTTTTGCACGCGCCCAAGCTTCTGCTTCATCTTCGCGTTCAAAACCAATAAACCGCATTACTCAGTAGCCTGGCAGAACCTTTCGGCCCATTCACGCCAGTCATCAAAATCGTAAGGTAGAGGAAAGTTTCTACCTAACGTCGTGTTGTTTAAAAACTGCATTGCCCAATTTTGCCAATTATCAACATCATCTAACCGACCGAGAGCACCATAGCTATCCAAATCAAGAGCAACTTGGTCAGCCCAATCTTGCAGCTGCATGCCTGTGGGTAAAGTAAGACGCACTCTCATCCCAGCACCGTCTTATCGCCAGAATCAATGTGGCCAATAATCTGGCCCATCTGATAATCACCGCCTACAGCATTTGACTCAAAACGCACACGCAACTCACGGCGTTGTTCTTTAAGCATAACAATTTGTTGGAATGGCTCTGTTGCAGACTCAGGGAATGAGAACTCACTGCTATAGACTTCAGGCGCTCTAGCATTAGCTCTACCTGTGACTTGCACGGTCATAGGCCCATTCTGAACAAAATCAGGCTCAATACCAGTAATTCTCAAATACTCGTTCTTACCTTGTGGCAATGTGGACAAATCTGCTGTTTCAAAATAGGACTCGATAGGAGATGCAAACTGACCATCAATTTCATCAACACCTTGCTCATGAATCCAAACTCTGTAACCACTTGTTGTAGGAACACAGTCTGTCAACAAAGGAGCTGCAAAGCCATTGTTATACCCACCAGAAGCGCGTCCAGACTCAGGTAAAGCCGTGTCATACCAAGTATTCTCACGTACGTTGTAAATGATGGCATGGGTGCATTCTGTGGCATCACCTCTTGGATAGCACCACCAAATTTCACCATAGCGAGGAACTTTAAAAGCAAAAACTTTAGCTCTGTGATTTTCGTTGATGTTGTCAAAGAAGTAGTTTAAGTTTAGCTGGTTAGGTACCTCACGAACAACACCGTTGAACATCAAGAACCTGTCAACACCGCACCAGAAAAATACACCGTCGTAGTCTATTACGCTGTCAGGAGACATGATTGATGTTTCTGTAGCAATCACATCAAATTGGAATACCGTTGCACCGCCTGAAAAAGTAGCACGAATCACCGCGTCATAGGCCCAAAATATACCTGCCGGCGCTGACCCTGAGCCTGCACGCAACGGCATGCCTTTGACAATTTTTTGACCCCAAACCCTGGCAATGCCTGAACCTGAGCCACTCAAATCAGTAAAAGTGCCTGGAACGGACCAGCCAATAATTCCTGCCGTACCGTAGTAGAACAGGTAAGGGAACAGCATCACAATACCGCCGGTGGTATTAGCGCCTGCTGGCAATGGAATC